TGCGGGAGGCGTTGAAGGCTTAACATTTCCCCCGCTGATCGTGACAACGCTCCCAGACCAGTTGGCAGTTGAGGTAGTCGCTTGCTGCCAGAGCGGACGGCGAAATCCGGGCATAAGACTGGGCAGCGGGGGGATCTTTATGAGCGCGTGGCGGAATAAGACGCAGCCTAAGTGCGACGAAGCTGAGAGGATTATACGCATCGCAACTACTCTCGTGCAGACTGAAATTGTCTGCCGCGCTCACCTTTTAACAAATGAACTGCCATGACGGAATGTGCGGGGCTGAAGATTGCACAAGATGCAGGCCGTGGATTGCCACCGGGCCATTGAAGCCAATCCGGTTTCGGTTGACGGGCAAGTGCGACCAGTTCAAGAGCAACTGGTTTCTATGGTCCTGCACGGCGACGATGCCCGATGGCAGTGAAGTGGATGGACAGGTGCAAGCCGACTATCAGGGCGAGTGCATTGCCGAAGATGCTTTTGAAGCGGATGAGTAAACAACACAACCAACCAACGAGAGGAAATAAATGAGTAACGAATTACAGAAGATGGACAATGCCGCCGTCGCCACGCGGTCCGCGCCGACGGTGGGCGACATGTTGCAAGCCGTGATCGAGAAAGGCGTGAGTGGCGAGAACGTGGCCGCACTCGAAAAGCTCGTGACCCTGTACGAACACATGGAGGCGAGAAATGCGGAGAAACAATTCAACTCTGCTTTTGTCGCGTTGCAATCCGAGATGCCGGCCATTGTCGCCACCACGGTCATTCCCAATCGCGGCAAATACGAGAAATTCGAGGACGTGATGAAGGTCGTCGGCCCGTTGCTGGCCGCGCACGGCTTCAGCGTTTCGTTTTCAATGGACTTCAAGGACAACCGCATCTTGGAGACGTGCCACCTGAAGCATGAAGGGGGTCATTCCCAGTCCAACAGTTTCGCCGTGCGCGTGGGTAAAGCCGACACCGAGACGCAGGCCGATTGCAAGGCGGCAACCACGGCCAAACGCAACGCCCTCCTGAACGCATTGAACATCGTGATCCGCCAGGATTGCTTGACCGAGGAAAGCGATGCTTCGATTGAAGGTGATCCGAACGCGAAGGTAACAGAGGAACAGGCAAAATCGCTTGAGATTCGAGTCGCCAAAACGAATTCCAACGTGGATGCTTTCCTGAAGTTCGCCGGGGTCGGACAGTTTTACGACATCCGGGCCAGCCGCTATGCTGAACTCGACGCCCTCCTAACCCGGAAAGAAAAATCCAAGTGACGCCACGCCAGCTAATTAAATTGGCAAACTCTGGGAAGTGCATCGTGTGGCTGAGTGGGCGGCACATGCCCGCTACATTCTTTGCATCCATGCAATTTCGATTGGTAATGAACGCGCTCCCAAAAATAAAACCCTACAAACAAAAATCCAAGTGAGAATCTTGCAAAGAGACATAATCGGTAGTCGGTTTGGAACTTTTGTAATTGTCGGAATATCCCAAAAGCAAGACAATGGAGGCAGGAAGTGGGTGGATTGCGCGTGCGATTGTGGTTATACGCGAACAACAAGATTGGCCATGTTAAAATTCAGGGGGATCGTCAAGTGCCCCAACTGCTGGACTGACCCGAAAACAAAACACGGGGCAACTGGCGACGGAAAGCAAACAAAGGAATATCGCTCTTGGTATGCGGCAAAGCAGAGAACCACAAACAAAAACAACAAATCGTTTGCTAGCTACGGCGGTCGCGGAATAAAGATGTGTAAAGAATGGTGTGATAGTTTTGAGGCTTTTCTTAAACACGTTGGAAAGTCCCCTACGCCTAATCACACCATTGAGCGCATTGACAATGATGGAGATTACTGTCCCGGAAATGTTAAATGGGCAACCCGTCTTGAGCAAAGACACAACCAAAGGAGATGTTTATTATAACCATCAGCATAGATGTAACTCTGTTGGACAAAGCCCGGTTCAAACGGGTGACACGCAAAAACGGCACAGATGCGGTCTTTTGCGATTTAGTTCTGATTGAAACGCCGCAGGGCAAGTATGGCGACTTCATGGTGAAACAATCCGTCACAAAAGAGGAACGCGCCGCCAAGAAAGAGATGCCCATTCTTGGCAACGGCAAGAATTGGGGCAGCAAACCAACCTCATCTGCGCCAGCGGACGAATCAGAAGGGAGAGTGCCGTTTTGAAAATCCACAAGGACATCGAGCAAAACGGCGTTGACTGGCTTATCTTGCGCAGCGGGAAAGTGACCGCTTCGGAGATGGACGCGCTGATTTCGCCCCTAGGTAAAATTCGTACCGGCGATGGGGTGAACACCTACCTCAACCAAAAGCTCTGCGAGCGGTGGACGGGCGGGCCGATGCCGGCGCTTCATGGCATTTTTGATTTAGAACAGGGCAAGCTCTTGGAAGAACGCGCCAAGCCCGCGTTTACGCTGCACACCGGCATTGATATTCAAAGCATCGCGTTCATCGAAACCGACGATGGCCGAGTCGGGTGTTCGCCCGATGCCATGATCGGCAGTGAGTCCGGCGTTGAAATCAAATGCCCCCGGATGGACACGCACATCGGCTACCTTCTGGCCGGCGAGTTGCCCAAGCAGTACGTGGCGCAGGTGCAGGGGTCAATGTTTGTGACCGGGTGCAAGCAGTGGCATTTCTTCAGCTTCCACCGGGCGTTTCCGCCCCTGCATCTCGTTGTGGACCGCGACGATGACTTTCAAGAATCGCTGGAAGCGGCTATTGGCGAGTTCAACGTGCGGCTGGATGCCGCTATGAAACGGCTGGAGGATTTGAACGGTGGGCCGCCCAAGCGCAGCATTGCCAAGCCTGTGCTGCCCACCGATCCCGACGACATCATTCCGTGATGCGATTTAAGCCGCTGGCGGCGTGGCCGGGGTCACCGTCAGGGCATCCAATGCCTCGACTTTGGCGACCGCCGCTTCTGCCCGCGCTTGGAGACCGTCAAGAATCGCTTGGTCGGAGGCACTGATAGGGCCGGGCGTGTTCTGAAGCTTCACGATCTCGTCCTTGCCATTCCACGTCGCTGGCCACACCCTCCACAGCGTTTCCGATTTTGTCGAAGGCAGTATTGACCGCTTCCCCGTAAGTTTCGATTGCTGTCATAATTTTATTTTCCATTTCTGCCAGCCGATGAAGGATGGCTTGGTTGTTGTTGTTCTGCGTTAGCTCACGCACAGCGCAAGCTAGGTCACAAATTGATTCGGATAGTTTGCCAAACATTGGCTTAGTCACAAGTCAGCTTACCCCGGTATTTTCCCCCTGACTAATGGGGGAAACCCCCTAAGTCTTAGGCGGCAGTGACCGCGCTTCAATCTCTGCCTTCAGTTTCGCCGCCACCTCGCGCGCCTCGGCGTTGTCCACGGTCGAATTCATCAGGGCCAGCACGCTCGCAATCGTGCCGCTTTCGGCCTGGTGCGCTTGCAGCCAGGTCTTGAGCTTCTCATCCAATTCATTGCCCTGCGGCGTGGTGCGCAACACTTCGCTGGCCACTTCGATGCCTTGCACGAGGCCGGCGGCGACTTTGGTTAATCGGCGGCTGCGAATAGCGCCCCAGATTGAGGCAATCCCGAGCAACCCGCTGGCCACCACGCCACCCAATCCGAACGGTGCGGCCACCGATCCGCCAATCTGCGCGGCGGCTACGGCATTCGTGTTGAACGTGTAAATGTATTCGACGATGACGTTGGTTCGGTAGGTGATGACGTTATCCGCCGCGTTGGTCGTGGCGACGATCACGGGCGTCGTGTTGGTTTTGATGTCGTAGAACTTGGTTTCCCATGGCGCCGGGGTCGAGGAACAGCCGGCGAATAGCGCGATGGACACGGCCAAAGCGAGTAAGAATACATTTCGATTTTTCATAGTTGTTTTATGGTTTCCGTTCATTTTCCAGCATTTTTAACCGTTCCGCAAGGATCGCCACGCGCTCGGTCAGTGGGGGCAGGCTTTTATCGCGCAAGATTTCCAATTGAACCTGAACATTTTTGGCTTTTTCTTCCGTGTTGTAAATCATCAGGCTTGCCTCGCGTTGAAGCTTGGTGTCCAGTTCTTTGATTGCAGCCTCGTTCCGGTCCACGCTCTTTTGCAAGTCATCCTTCAAGGCCATAATCATTTGTTGACCGACCGGATGCAGTGTCATCTTGGAGTGGACATCAAATTCCTGAACCAAGCTGTCAACGTCCTTCTGGGTTTCACCCTGACGCCATAGCAACGGCGTAAAAGCCAAAGCTCCGACGGCCATGATAAGGGCGGCCAACGTCATCAATAATTGCCAGTCCGTTCGGCGCGGCGCCCCGGCTCGCTCAACGGCGATCATCAATTTCTCGCGCCAAGCAACGGATTGATCGCCCTGTTCCTTGAGTGCATTGGCCACCCCGCGCACGTTCTCGGTGAGCGAATTGATCGCGCCCAAAGCGCCATCCAATTTCACCTCGACCCGGCTAACCCTTGGCTCTAAGTGCTGCTCAACTTCTTTCATGGCTTTTATGTTTTTCACTTAACCCACCGATGGTCATACAATTCGCTTCAGAAAGTATCCTGTCGGTCGCTGGATGACAACCCATCCCGCCCCATACGCGATCACCTTGTAGTCAATCGGCGGGGGCGCGATGTTTGTTCCGAGGGTGGCGCGATACCAGATGTTGAACGGACAATCCGGCTCGTCCATTGGGGCGAGAAAGTAATCCAGCAACCCGTCGTTGCGTCTCACCAGCTTGCAGGATGGGGCTGCGCGTTCGACGTAGGGCGGCAACAGTTCCACTAGGTTCAGTCGGTAGTTGATGACTTTAACGGACAGGAACAACGATTGCACTGGCGCGGCTGCGCTGTAATACGGGTTGAAGCCAACAATGTGATTCTGGCCGTCCGATTCCGACCATTCCCAGATTTGGATACCCGTCCATCCCACATTGACGTTTGTGGAGGCTTCGGGGCGGTAGGTGACGCCCG